ACAATTTAAAAGTTAAGTGGTCAGTAGGTCGGGAGTCTTTTATCAGCGGTGAGGCTTTAAAGATGGCTGAGATAGATTTAACGGAAGCGGTCATGTCAGACTATCAAATGATTTGGAGAGGTGTAGAGAATAAAAGATTTAAAATTGACCGTATAATACTGGAAGCCCATAATATTAGAGTCCCTGATGAATACAGCGTTGACTTTTCTGAGCCAAGATTTCCTCTAACCGCTAAAGAAGAAAGAGAACAATGGGCATGGGAATGGGATAACAATTTATCCACGACAAAGGACTGGTTAAGGAAATACAATCCAGATTTAAGCGATGAAGAACTAGATGAAATGGTTGCTAAGATAGTTCCAGAACAACCAGAAGAAGCAACAGCAGGATCTTTCCTAGCAGAAGCGTTGAGCAGTGAATGAGCGAATTAGTAAAGTTTAAAAAAGAATATCTATTAATGGTTAGTCGAATGACCGACCAGGTCTTTCAATTAATAAAGGCTGGCCAGACTAAAGATCAGATCCTTGAATTATTATCTAAAAAAGATTTTAAAAAGGTTATTCTTGCAGATAAAGAATTTAAAAATGCTTACAATGAATTGAATGGCCTTTATGGTAAAGCCCTAAAGAACATGGATAAGTTTGCCGAAATATCCCCCAATACATTGCTGGCAATTACAAAGATGAACCAGGCCACCTTCTTTGATAAGATGGCTGTTGATATTGCGAACTCCCTAAAGGGGAATATGACCTCTGGAATATTAGGGGGACTAAGTAAGGATGACATTATTAACGGCGTAACAGCCTCTCTACGGCCAGATCAGATAGACACCTTAGTTACTACCGCCTTAAGCAATTACACGGCTTCTATCAACTCTTTAATGGCCGATAAGCTACCTAAGAATGTTTCTTATGTCTACACTGGCCCAGTTGATAAAAAGACCCGACCAATTTGCTTACAGTTTATGTCAAGCGGAGAACTTACCAGATCTCAGATAAATGGAATCGTTTCAAATGGGTTTATTGAGCGTGGAGGATTTAATTGTAGACACCAGTGGAGATTACTCACTAAACAGACTCAAATGTTTGATCCTAAAGGTGCTAAAAAAGAAGCCAAATTAAGGGGGATCTCTTTAAGTGGCTAAACCAAAACCAATAGACAGTATGCTCGATAAGATAACAACCACCCAGAAGATGATAAAGCTTGGTGAAGAAATGATTGGTTTGATAATTGAAAGAACTCAAAGGGGTTATGGAGTTAATGGTTTATTCAAGGAGTATTCGAGAAAAGGTTTAATGCCTTACTGGAAAAGAAAACAGATAGGAAAAGGGAAAGCGTTCAAAGGTCAATCTGAAAAACATAAGCCGAATAGTCCCAGAGATGTTAATCTAACTTTAACCAGTAAAATGTTAGGCAGTCTTAGAGTTAAAATGGGTGGGACAAATTCTGATCAGGTAACGATAGGGATGCCAAGTACAGAAGCGATTAAAGCAAACGCACAAGAATTACAAGGGAGAGCCATGTCAACTACTGCTAAACCAGTAACGGCTCAAGAGGAAAAATTTATTGCTGAATTCTTTGATAAGGAAATTAAAAAAGCCATGAAAGATGCAAGCGGTAGAACAAGGATAGTAATTGGATAACTCACAAAAGAGGATATAAATGTCAAACGAAGAAGTCGGTCAGGACGAAAAAACTGAAGCCATCGGTCAGGATGTAAAAACTGAAGTCGTAGAGAGCAACGATAAAGCTGAAGATTATAGTGTTCCAGGTTATCGTTTCAAAGAACTCAACGAGAAAAATAAAGCCCTTGAATCCAAAGTAAAGGCTATGGAAACCGATGCGAAAGCAAAGGTCGAATCCGAAGCCGTGGAGCGGGAAGAATTTAAAGAGTTGTATGAAGCTGCAAAAGTTGAGCGTGATAAATTCGCCAGCGATGCGGAAAAGTATTACTCTATTGAAGAAGCCCGCAAGAGCAGACTCCTTGAGTCTTTTCCAGAAAACCTTAGAGAAAAAATGTCTAAGTTAGATTCTGAAACGCTGGAACAAATGAAAACAGAATTTACAAATAAAATACCTCAAGTAGATAATAGCGGTGGAGGAGTATCTGGTGGAAAAGTATTGGAATGGAAAAACCTTTCAGACTCAGACCGAAAGAGAAACTTTGCTGATATTATGAGGAAAAAATAAAAGGCTAAAAAATGGCAAATGTGACCGTCTCAACGGCAGCTAATTTTATCCCCGAAGTGTGGAAAGATGCAATTCTTGATTATGCTGAAGCAAACTTCAGAATCCGTAATCAAGTAACAAATGTTTCCGACATTGTTTCTGGTGATACTGTACATGTTCCGAGAATTTCTCAGGAAACTGCAGCTGCAAAATCAGCCGATACTGCTGTAACCTATTCCGCTCAAACGGATGGTGAAGTATCAATTTCAATAGACCAACACGCTTATGAAGCAAAAAGAATAGAAGATATTGTCCGAGTTCAAGGCTCGTATGACCTTTTTTCTTTATACGCTAAATCAATGGGATATGCTTTATCTAAAAAGATAGAAAATTATCTTGCAGTACTAATTCAAACAGCTACAGCAAATGACGTTACTCTGTCTACAGATAACACATTTACTACTGCTCTGGTACGTTCTGGATTACAGAAATTACTTGATGTCAATGTAGACTATACTAATGGTGATACGCATTTTTATGCTTCTCCAGCTGGTTATATGTCTCTTATGAGTCTCGGTGAATTCTCTGACTTCCAAGAACGTGGTCCAGAAGCTGGTGGTGGTGCTGGTCCTAATATTACTGGTCAACTTGGAGCCATTTATGGCATGCCAGTTTACACCAGCGTAGATTGGGACGATGATGGCGGAACTGGTGACGAGACAGCTTCCATCTTTACGAAAGAATCGGTTATGTTTGCAATGCAAATGGAGCCAAGAGTTCAATCGGTATATGACATTGACCACTTATCAACAAGTGTGGTGGCAGATGTTTTATTTGGAGCTTCTTTGACTCAAGCGGTAGGAACTGCTGCAGGTCAAATAGTTAATTTTAACAATCCTTAATCTGGATAGTTAAATAATATAGGTGGGGAGCTTTAATTAGCTCCCTAACCTTTTTAAAATTTTAAAAGGAATAGAATTATGGCAACAGATTTAACAAATGTAGCTGTCTCCACTGGATATGTTCAATTATTACATATGGATGGTGGAGTTGGAGGATCTGTCACTCGTGTTTACGATGGTGACGGAACAGGTACACCATTACAAATATCTACATCAGAAGTACAAATTTTAGATGGTTCTTATGATTTTGATGTAGCTTCTCACGATGGAACAAACGGATTAAAGTTAGGGGGAACTTTAGTAACGAGTTCTGCAGCTGAATTAAATTATAACGATATATCCACGCTTGGTACAGCCCAGGCAAGTAAGGTATTAACAGTTGATTCCAGCTTAGATGTAACTGGGATAAGACATTTAACAGCTACTGGAACCGTCACAGCAGCCAATTTTACAGGAAGTGGAGACACCGTAATAGGATCTGCTGCAGATGATACCGTCGCATTGAATGCTACGATCACAACAAATTTAATTTTCGAAGGATCAACCGCTAATGCTTATGAAACAACTTTAGCAATAACCGATCCAACCGCTGATAGAACCTGGACGATTCCAGACTCAACGGATACTTTTGTGGGGAAAGTAACCTCCGACACTTTAACAAATAAAACTTTAACCGCTCCCGTTTTAAATACTGTAGATATTAATGGCGGTACAGTGGATGCGATCACTACTTTGACAGTAGCGAACTCGGTTGATATTGGTAACTATACAATTACAGCAAACGGATTTACGGCTGATGGAACGATTCAATACGGAAGCCTTTCAGATGGCTCAATAACGATTACCGCCTTTGTTGATGAAGATGGAATGGATTCTAATTCAGCTACATTAGTTCCAACGCAACAATCAGTAAAAGCGTATGTTGATGCTCAAGTAACTGCTCAAGATTTAGATTTAACAACCGACTCTGGAACGATAGCCATTGATCTTGATTCGGAAACATTGACTTTAACTGGGGGAACAGGAGTAGATACTTCAGCAAGTTCAAATACAGTAACTTTCGCTTTAGATCTAAACGAATTAAACACCGAAACAACTATTGCTGATGCGGATTTTATAGCAATGGTAGATGCTACAGATAGCGGATCTGGAAAAATAACTTTTGAGAATTTAGAAGATGCTATATTTAGTTCAGTAAGCGGAGATGTATTGATTACTGAAGCAGGAGTAGCCAGTATTCAAGCTAATTCCGTAGCCCTTACAACAGATACTACTGGGAATTATGTAGGTACTCTAACTGGTGGCACTGGAATTACATCAACAGGAGCTACAAGTGGAGAAGGCATTGCACATTCAATAAGTGTAGATGCTTCCCAAACTCAGATTACATCAGTTGGAACAATCGGAACTGGAACGTGGGAAGGTACAACTATAGCTGTAGACCAAGGTGGAACTGGAGTAACAACAAAAACTGGGACTGGTAATGTGGTATTATCAAGTAGTCCTACAATAGTAACACCAACAATAGCAAGTTTTGCAAATGCAACACACGACCACGCTGATTCTGCGGGGGGTGGGGTTATTGCTCTCGGTACTGCTACGAGTGGAAATTATGTAGGAACTATCACAGGCGGGACAGGGGTTGATTCAACTGCTGGGACTACTGGAGAAGGCACAACTCATACACTGAGTATAGATTCTACCGTAACAACTCTTGCGGGTTCACAAACACTTACAAATAAAACATTAACAAGCCCTGTATTTGATACTGGTGTATCAGGAACAGCCATTAAGGATGAAGATACT